CCCCCTTCCACGGCGTAATCGACGAACTCATGGCGGCGTGTCTCGGCGACAAACTGGGAGAACCGCCTGGCCGCGTCGTACACCGCGTTCTGGTTGATGACCAACTTCTGGTCGGTCAGGCCCGCCGTGCTCCTCGGGTTCACGACGCAGCCGGCGCGGAAGTATTCTTCGGAGATCACCCTGGCCTGGTCCTCGAGGGTGCCGACGCCGTCGGGGATGTTGCTCGAGTCCGCCGCGGCGCAGCGCAGGACCGCGTACAGATCCGAGACCTCCGCGGGCCGCGTCTCCAGTTCGGTGAACTCGATCTCGAACAGCCCCGCCGGCAGGGGTCGCGTCAGGGCACAGGAAACCACGATCGGGTCTTCCGCCTTGGAGATGAAGGCGACCGGTAGGAGGAGGGCATCGGCGGCGTAACCGCTAGCATCAGGTATGAGGTTCACTTCGAGGAGGTCCACGCCTCCAATCCGGACCATAAACGAAACCAGCACGCCAGGCGTTGCGCCACTCACCTGCACCTTCCATGCGTTCATGCAGAATCCAGCGTGCCAAGTCCGCGAGGTGCTCCCGTCCTGGTCCTCGAATAATTCACCGACTGCCGTCACTCCGGCACTGGTGAATTTCGGATAGACGGCGGTGACCGTGCCACCCGCGTCCTCGACGCCGTAGTTGGGAGCCATGTGATACTGGCTCGTGAAAAACCGCTGGCAGTCGAAGGCCTCCTGCAAGTGATAGCCGTCGCTCGCCCTCTGTCCGTCGCTGCCTCTGAACTCCCGCACGAAAGCGTTGAGCATCCGCCGGAGGATTCGCGACTGGGGCTTGTGCAGGATGGGCTCCCCTCCGCCGGCAGGCTTCATCCAGCTCCCGTAAGAGAGTCCGACCACGGACGGCTGCGGAGGTGTGGAAACGTAGTTGAACTGGATGGCGCGGCGGGCCAGGTCGAGCATCGGCGAGGCGTAGGCCCGCGTGCCAGGTGTCACGACCGAATCCGGATCCACCGTCCCGCGCTGGTCCTTGGCAAGGTCCCACCCGTTCAGGGGGCTCATGCCCAGGGTGCCGACCGGGATCCCGTTGACGTGGGTGGCTTCGCTGAAGGTGCCGGTGCCTGCCTCCTCTTCCTCTTCTCCTCCCCCGCCCACCCCGGCCACCCCGAAGACGTGCAGGCCCAGGGGATGCACCGCCGAGAACCCGCCCGGCGTGCCCGCGTCGGGGCCCGGACTCCATTCGTTGATCGGATCGACATTCTGCTGGTACCAGAAGAATTCGAGATCGGACGGCACGGTGAATTCGTCCAGCGGGTTGATCATCCGGGCGAACCCCGACTGCATCAGGGAGTGGATGCGCCACGTCGGATCGCCGACGCCGGAGCGGAGGCGGTCGTTGAAAGCCTTGGCGAGGTTCGCGATCTGGGCGCTCGTGATCGGATCGCTGGGGTTCACTTCCTGGGCCCTCGTGAAGGTGATGGCCATCGTTGCTATCCCCAGCGGACCACGGTCGGTTCCTGGCCTCCGGTGCCGCCTCCGCCCTCACCCTCATCGACCTGGTAACTCGTCCCCATGCTCGTGCGGGCATGGCGGATGGTGGAGCTGGGCGCGGGCAGCACCGATTGCACGCACTCACGGAGCCGGTTGAGCCAGCCGTAGAGGGCACCCCATGGACTCGGGTTTTCAGGCAGAGGCTTCGGGAGTTCGATCATGTGTAGATTTTGTAGGTGTACTCGCGGACGGGACCGAAGACCCACTCCAGCCTTTCAACGACGCGGATGCCGGTGCCCGACGTCTCGGAACTCTGGGAGTTGAGAGCCCATGCCCACTTGGTCCGGGGCGGCGGAGCCTCGGCCGGGACCGTCGGCAGGAGCGTCTGGATGGTGCCGGGCACGGCGAAATCCGCGTAGAGCTTCGACGGGATCCATGCGACGTTGACGTTCTCCACTTTGTAGCGAAGGGCCGAGCTGTAGCTGACGGTACGCCGACGGACGAGCGTGGTCCGGGCGGCCCTCACCTTGTCCGAGCCCTTGACGATGTGGTCGTAGAGATCCTTCAGGAATTGCAGCTCGTTCGCGTCGGTGACCGGGGTGTTATTCGCATACATCGGCTTGAAGTTCACCAGGGGCGTCGGCCCGGTCCTGGTCGAGTCGATGGTGCCGTCCGCCTTGTAGAACTTCTTCAGGTTGTCATCGATGGTCGCCTTGTAGGTGCTGATGATCCCATCGACATCGGCCATGGCCACGGGATCCGGCAAAGTCGAGATGCTGTTGTCCTTGATGTAGACGCGGAGGTAGTCGTCGCTCCACACCTTGCTCTCGACGAACTGCGTTGAGATCGACCAGTCATCAACGACGTTGTCAGGGTCAGTCGTTCCATCGGGATTGCGCTCCGGCTGGGGCGTCGTCACATCCAGCTCGAAGACTCCCTCGCGCTGGACCCAGTTCGTCGGATGGCCCGCCATCGCCTCCGTCTGCTGCTTGGCGCGGAGTGCGGCCTCGGTGCCTCCCCACCGATGGACGAGGACGAACCCCGTCTCAGGATTGAAGTCCTCGCGGACTTCGAGCAGGACCACTGCATCGCCGAGATATTCGCTCATGACTTGGTGATCGGTCCCGGGGGTCCGTTAGACGAGGTGGAGGTGTTCTTCGCGATCTCCCTGGTCGCCGTCAGCATGTCATCCCGCCACTGCTGCTGATCCATGTTCGCGCCGAATCGGTTGAAGAGGATGCCAACCTGCGCGAGGGCATCGGCACTGACCTGGGACTGCTCTCCCTTGACTACGGGCTTGATCCTGTTTTTTTCCTTCTCCTCCTCATCGCGGCGCTTCTTCTTCTTTTCGAGGATCTGGGCCTCGGCAGTCATCACGCGCTGGTTCGCGAGAGCGGTATCACCGGCAGTGTCGCCGCGGGCGATCTGGTCGGTGAACGCCTCGTAGGCTCCCGAGAGACCGCCGCCGGTGAACAGGGATTTGATGCCCGCGACCACGCCGGCACCGGCACCGATGACGTTGGAGGCGACGCCTCCGGCCATCCCCACGAGATTCGTGAAGGACTGGAGCCCGGTGCTGATCGCCTTCGACCAGGCGAGGTTGAATCCGGTTGCCCGTTCGGAGGCACCGATGAGCCCCTTGTTGGCTTCCTCCATTTCTGCACGGAGCCTTGCCGCGTCATCCCCACCGCGCTTGAGGGCGTCGGCCAGGATTTCCATCGAGACTCCGGTCGCCTCCGAAACGGATTTGAGGGCGTCGAAATCCTCGACATTGATCCCGAGCTTCGATGCCCCACGGGCGCGTTCCACCGCCTGCTCCATCGACCGATGCAAGGCAGCCGTGATGGCGGCTCCGGCGGTGATGGCAACCCCGGCGATGGCGCTCGACCACGACAGACCGAACCGCTTGCCGATCTTCCTTCCAGCCTCGTCCATGTGGGCGCCCGCCCGCTCCAGGTCCTGCCGCAGGGGCTTGGTGTCGCCGCCGACCCGGAAGAGAAGGTCCCAGAGGGGCATAGGTCACATGTTCTGCGCCTTGGCGTCCTCTCTCGCGCAGTAGTCATCGAAGGTCATCTCGCCGGAGTTGATGACACGCAGCCCGCCCTCCGCTTCCTGCGTCGCGGCCCAGAGCCAGTAGATGTCGCCAAAGAGGGCGTCCATTCCGCCATGGGGTGCAGCAAAGGTCCGGAGCCGGGCCAGCACCGGGGAACCCATGACACGGGAGGCGCGGGCGTAGGGACCGCCCCTGGAACCGGATTCGGGCATGGGCCGCAGCTTCGGTCCGCTCGTGTGCCACAGGAGATAGTCCGCGAAGACTTGTCCCTTCTCGGTGAGGTTGCTTCGCGTGATGCGCGCGCGGATGGCGAGGACGGTGGCGAACCAATAAGGGGCGTTGGAATGAAGCCGGGCCTTCCGCCACTGTCGCGAGCAGTTGTAGAGCCCGGTGGCAAACACCTGGTCGGTCATCTCGTAGGACTCAAACGGCCGCCACTCCGTCGAGGCGCAGAGAAGGTGCGCGTGCCCGAGGGTGAGCGGATGAAGCCGGTGCCCAAGGATGCGCCAGGCCGGCGGCGAAACGCGGGCGCAATAGCTCTGCGTGGCGTCGGTCACGGAGTCGTCGGAGTGAGTGCGACGTTTCCAGGATACTGGCGCAGGTTGAGTGTGACTTCCGCGACCCCGCCAGCGTTCAAGGTGACCGCCGTGTCGCCGACCAGGATCCACGAGCCGTTGAGGACTGCTGCGAACCCACTGCCCCCTCCGCTGGTAAGGTCCTCGGCGATCTCGTGGAAACCAGACAGCTCGACCGTAGAACCCTTGGCGAAGAAAAACTCGAGGGGTGGCGCCTCCGGGGTTGCTCCGACCTTGGCGGGCCGGAAGGTCAGCGACAGCTCATAGTGATCGTCATCCCACTGGAGAGCTCCGGTGCGGCCATCGGCGCCGATATGCTCGGTGAGACGAGAGACGTGCTGGAGAGGAACGCTATCGGCGAAGCAGGTGCCGTAGCCCCCGACGGTGACGGATTGACCGCTGCCCGGTGCGATTCCGTTGATGAGGGCATGACCGAAGAAGGTGCTCATGGTTTAAGCCTTGTTGGATTCGGTGAAGGTCCTGTTAACGAGTCTTCTGATTTTGGCTTCGAGGGTTTTCTGCCGGAGCGAGAGGGCGAACTCGACAATACGAAGACGCCTTGCCCACTTCTGGGCATAGCGCACGCCGTTCCCCACCTCGGCCATCGCGGTCTCGGTGTCTCGGGTGAAGTCGTTGGCGAGTCCCTGCCCGTTGTGGCGGGAGACCCACGGCTCCAGCTTGGCACCAAACTTCTCCGCTCCCTTGCGCCAGCCGGAGCGGGCATAGCCCACCATGCGGCGGGCAACGTCGATGTAGCGGTCCACCGAACTCAGGGTGCCGATGGCCTGCCACTGGGCACTCTCCCGCACCGAGCCGTAGCGGGTCCGCTGGGACTGGTGGAGGTTCCGGTCGGGCACCGCCGCCGCGCTGTGAAAGCGCTTCGAGTTCTTGAGCATGTTCCCAAGGGTGGCGACATCGCCGGAATTGACGGCCCGGTGGAAGCTGTCGCTCTCGGTGTAGAGGGTGAGCTGCCGAAGGTCGGGAAAGACGCGGCGGATGGAATTTGCCAGGGCACGCTCGCCGTCCTTTCGTCCGCCAGGCTGGAGTCTGCCCCGCAAGGGCGGGGTCCGGCGGACGACCTCCAGAATCGCCAGCCTCGTCTCGTCGCGAACGACTTCGCCGAGATCGCGGCGCTGAAGCGCGGCGAACCGCTGCACCTTGCGCTCGTAGCCTGCCCGGTCGAAGTCGAACTGGAATTTCACGAGGCGTTAATGGGTTCCGAGTCGCTGTTGACCGCGTGGAATCTAGCCCGCATCCGCATGAGCCTGTTGCGATTCGTCCAGCTCGATTCGATGGCCCACTTACTGAGTTGCGCGAGGAGCGTGTAGCCCGGCTCCAGTTCACTCACTCGCTCGCAGAGGTCGTCCCGGTAGAGCGCCTCAACAAGCTGCGCGGCGGCGTACTCGAATAACTCCAGGAGCTGAGGCTGCTTCATCGACTCATCGGTCGGGAAGAGGAGCGAGAATTGCACATCCACGACATGCGTCATGGTTCCCAACTCCGCCTGCTCGCCCTGCTGGGCATAGGCAATGACGCAGGGCGCCGAGACCTCCTGGTCGTCTTGCCCGCGCAGGACCGGGAAGGGATAGCTGACGCCATTCTTCAGGAGGATCTTCAAGCCATCATTCGTGATGACATAGGATCCATCCCCGGTCACGAGGTTGGCCGCGACGCCATGGAGGAACCGGGAGAATGCCCGCTCGGTAAGAATCAGAATCATGTCGGCGAAATGGCGCGGACTTGAGCCAGGGCCGCCTCCAGCGCGGCGATCCGCTGCTGGAGGCCGGCCACCGTGGCGGCAGTCATCCTGCGAGTGCCGTTGGTCTCGCCGTCGATGAGCAGGAAATCGTCGGGCGCCGGGAGGTCAGTAACCGGCAGGGTGCTCATCGTCACGGGCTGGCCGACGATGGTCGTGGGTTCGCTCATATTATTGGATTGCGTAGGGGTTGTTGGATGGGCCGAAAAGAAGCGTTCCAGCGGAGGTGGCGAGGACCTCTGTGAACTCTGGCACCGTGGCTTGTTCGAGCGGGTGGGCGACTTGAAGGGTCATCTGCCAGCGGTAGGGATTCTCAGAGACGTCGGCCACCTGCATCTCCTGCCCGTAAACCGTCACCCGCATTCCGGTCCAAGGACGGAACGAGAGATCCTCGCGGGCCACCGTCAGCACGGCGTTGTACGTCGGAGCGAACCCACCTTCGCCGACGTCGTTGTTGGTCCGCACCTCCTCGATGAGTCCATCGTAGACGGTCGGGAGTAATTCAATCGTGAAAGGCTCGCGGTGCCCGGTCGCCTTGAGGAACCGGAGCCCGCCTTTCAGGAGTGCTGCGACGCCGTTGGCCATCAGAATCAAAACCCCGACCCCCGAAATAAGCGCGGGAGTCGGGGTTCAGGTAGGGGCGTTACTTCTTGGTCTTCGTCGCGGCCGCGGCCTCGGCCTCCTCGCTCTCGGCCGCGACAAGAAGCGTTTCAGCGGCCGGGATCACCAGGTGACCGGCCGTGGGATCTCCGACCGTGCTGCCGAAGATGACGTCATAGCTCATCTGCGGAGTGCGCGAATCGAGGCTGAACCAGGTGTTGAACTGCACCGTGGCACCGGCACCGGGTGCGGTCGCCGTGCTCGAAATGAGCCCCGCCGCCTCCGCGCCAGGTGCAAGGATGGGAACGCCCAGCACACCAGCAATGGCCTGCGGATCACAGACAAAGCCCTTGAGGCCCGCCACCGGTGAGGTTGCCCTTGCCCAGATGTTATGGAACCAGATGCCGCTGAATCCGTAGGCCCCGGCGCCCTGCTGCGCCGGTGTCAGCACAAAGGACTTCGAATCCACGTGCATGATCTCAGCGAAGATTTCCGGCGCCACGATGAGGTTGCGGACCCGGCCGTTGGCGATGACCGCAAAGGCCTTCCGGACACCTTTGGTTGACCACTCGGAAATCTTGTCCGTCACCTGGGTGCCCGGGAAGTTCACCGCGTCGATGGTGGCGATAAGGTCCGTCATGATGACTTCCGCCAGAGCGATGATGTTGGCCTCGGCCAGCATGGTCATCCGCAGGCCGTCCTGGATGTTCGCGTTGGTGAGGTTCCACGGCATCGTGAGCTGAACCGGCGTCACCTGGATGTCATCCAGCGTCGAGAACGTCTGGTTGAAGTTCGTCGCGTTGCGGAGGACCTGGGTCTTGTCCGCGCTCGCCAGTGGGATGATCTGCTTCACCTTCGGCGACATCGGTGCTGCGGAGAAGACCATGCAGAAGGCGTTGAGAGGGGCCAGGGCCGCGCCAAGCTTGGTGATGACCGCTTCCTGGGCGATCGGAACGATCAGGGCCGGATCGATCGTGTTCGCGGCCTTCAGGTGCCGCGTCTGATGGCGGGTGTACCAGTCGGCCCGCATGACCCGGCGCTTCTCGGGATTGTCCTCGGCCCGGATCCGGTCCTCCTCCTCGGTGACGTTCCCATGACCGATCGAGGCCGTGACGGGTTTCTCGCCGCGGACGGCCGCAGACTTCCTTTCGGCGCGGATGATGAGTTTCCGGCCCTTCTCGCCATCGACCATGATCGCCTGAACGACGATGTCCCGGGTCTCGGGATCGCAGCGCCCGGCCTTGATCGCCTCATCGACCTCGGCCTCGATCTCCTCCTTGCGCTTCTCCTCGGCCTCCTTCTCCCGTCGTTCCATCTCGCCGAGCTTGGCCTTGAGGGCCGCGTTCTCGGTGCGGTCCTTGGCCGCGCCTTTGATGTTCTCCGCGAAATGAGTCGCGGCCTTCTCCTCGTCGGTGACGCCGTCGGGGACCAGCCCGGCGGCAACGAGCGAATCAATCAGTTTGGGCATGTGCGTTGTGGGTTTTTGGTTTGCCGCCGCCAAGCGTTCTATTCGCTGGAAGGCTGGCGTATTCACCAGGCTGCCGATGCTCCCAGGCACCGGCAGAGATTCTGGGTGATCGTCGTCCCCGAGCAGGAACTCGGGGCTGAAATAACTGTAGGTCCGGCCGGCCAGGGCATCGCGGCCCGCCGAGGTCCATTCGACCTCCAGGCGGATTCCGTTCTCCCAATAGAACCGGAGCGGGATCGCCGCGGCCTGCCCGCCGTCGTGGTCGAAGTCCACATAGGGCCGGGATCGGGCTCCCGTCTTGGCCTCGGCCAGGAGCTGCTGGAGATGGGTGTTGAGCCGGTCGGCGTCCCTGGGTTCGGTGATGACAATGCCAGTCCAGGCGCTGTTGCCCTTGGTGGCATTGATGAGGGAACGCCCTGCCGGCGCCCACTCCAGGGACGTCGGGAGCTTCCAGTCGGCGGCGACCTGGTTATTGGCCGGCGTCAACGTTGTCTGGCTGATCGTCCTGATCGTCAGTCTCATTTTCGTCCTTGGGTTCCTCGGGTTTATCGGATCCATCCGATTCCTCCGGAGCCTCCGGTGTCGCCGGATACGTGAAGGCCTCGCCGATCGTCTGCACCGCGCCGACCTTGCTGTAGAGCCGGGTGCTGAGTTGGCCCGTAGGATCGAGGTCCCGGACAAATTCCTGTTCCGCTGCGATCTGCTCGATCTTCTCCCGGCCCGTCCAACCCTGGCTTCCAAAGTAATCTTCGAGGGTCAGAAGTCCCGCCGTCACCAGGTTGAGATCGGCCTGGGATTCCCGGCCGGCGTCCGCGGTGATGGAGCGGGGCATCTGCCACCGGCACCGGCGCCAGTCCTTCGGTGCATTGCCGATCTCGCCACGGTCCAGCCAGGTGCCGATTACGAACTCGTAAACGCGCTGGTAACTGTCGGCCTGCATCCATTGCCAGGCTTCGAGGGTGCGTGCCGCCGCGGCAAGTTCGCGCCGGGTGTCAGCACCGCCGACCTTCGCAGGGATGAGGACGCTCGGAGGTATTCCGGTCGAAAGCGCGATGTGGTCAGTAAGGTACGTGACGAATCCCTGCCACGCGGGCGAGGGCCGGTCGGACTTGTAAGGGGTGAACTCATCGCCGTGCTGGAGAACCTTCGTCTCAGGCCCGAAGATGTTGTTGTAGTAGCCCATCGAGTCCTGGTGAGTCGCGGGCTCGCTGATGTCCTCGTCGCTCTCGGTCACCTGGCCCTGGTCGATCTCGCCGGTGGCGGTCTTGATGATGTCCACCTTGCTGCTCGCATCCTTCACCGCGACCTGTTCGAGGCGCAGGATGTCGTCGAGGTTGTGGATGGTCTTGAGGGCCGAGGCCAGGATAGTGACACCGCGCGGCTGGTCCGGTCGTTCCGGCAGGAGGAATTGCACCACGGCATCGCCGTCCAGTTGCCGTTCGAGGATGCCGTCCGATTCCCGGACGAGCTTGTAAGCCAGGTGACGGCCGTCCTGGTCCCGGATGACACCATCGCCCGGATCCAGGCTCGCCTTCATCGTGTAGAGTGGATCCCGGATCCGGTGAGCCTCGATCATCTGGACCGCTGGCGCCCCATCCTCGCGGGTCGTCAGGAGAAGAAAGGAATCCCCATCGCGAAGGACAGAGCGCCAAAGGATTCGCTGGACCGTGCCCCAACTGAACCGGTCGGTGATCTCAGGGCGCCTCGACCAGTCAGCCCACATCCGGGCGACCTGTTTGTTCCACCTGGCCGAGGCGGAGCCAGGCACCGGGAAGATGCCGGTGCCGATGGTATAGGTAGCCAGGCGTTCGAGGATCCCGTGGACGAGCGGACTGTTCTGGTCCCACCGCCGGGCATGCGCCATCAGGCTCTGCCGATCGCCCAGGATGTCCTTGGCCGCCGATTGAATGGGCATCGGCGCCCAAGACCGGAACGTTGACGTCCACCCGGCCTCGTACTTGGCGCGGACATGCCCATTTCGACGCAACGGCTTTCCGTGGCGGTCGAGGAGCAGAGGGGCCTGCGTGGTCCTCATACGTTCGTGTAACCCATCCCGAGGAAGGACGAGCGGATCCGGTTGACCTTGGTCTTCGGTAACTTCGAAGCGACACAGGTGCAGAGAGCCTGACCGGTGAGGGAAGGATCGCCTTCAAGGCAGAGATACGCCTTGTCGAGAAGTGCCTGCGCGGCGTCGGCCACATCTTTCCGCGTCGGAGAACCAGGCACCAGAGATTGAGTGCTGCTCAGCCCGCCGGTGCTCGCGGTCGTGATCTCGAAAAGTCCTCCCCCGGAGAGTGCCGGCTCGAGGGCTCCATCGATGATGCCCGTCAGAACATCGACCAGGGAGCTTCCATCAGCCATCGCCTTGCGACAGGCAGCACCAAGGAAAGCGCGATAGGACAGGGCCACTCTGCCCTTGATGCTGACGCCCTGGAGCCGATCAAGGGAATGACCAGTCTGCGCCAGTTTGCGCCAGTTTGCGCCAGTCCCGACCGAAAACCTCACCTTTAAGGCACCCCCCCTTAAACTTCCCTATTTCTTCCGGAACGGTCGAAAACCCGCCTTGAGCTTCCGGCGAACATCGGCGACGTCGAACCGTTCGCCGTAATTCGGCACCTCTTTTGCAACCACCCTCGCCCAGTGATAGGACCGTCCAAACGTCTCCGCCAGTTCCTTGCGGGACTTGTATTGGCTCATGCCAGAGTGATCTCTTCGCCACGACGGGGCGGTGAATAACTCCAGGGCAGCCTGCCACGCAGCATCGCTGCGGCCAACTGCATCAATTCGCAGTCCAGAAGGTGATCAGGGCGGTGGCTCGACCGCGGCGCCCATTCGACCACGATCCTCCGGCCGCGGAGAACCGGCTTGCGGGTGTAAGAGTCCAGGTGGTCGAAGTAATGGCGGCCACCGGCGTCGGTCACCTGCCATTTGAGCTTGGTCTCGTGCTTCCGGAGCCGCGCCAGGACATCCCGCATGGCAGGCGAATTGAAGTAGAGAACCCAGAGGATCAATCCGCGTCGTTCAAGGGCGCCCTTCACCGTCGTCCAGAGCCGCGGCAGTTTTGACTTTGGATCGATCCAGCCGGTCTCTTTGGGCTGCCCTTTCATGGGCATCCACCCTCGATGCGTCGGAGCAACGCCCGACGCCCGAATCAGCTTCCCCCGAGCCAGGCATTCCTTGAAGACAATCGTCTGTTCGAATCCGCAATCCACGAACACATGCCAGTCTTCGAGGGCGTGGTCCCTCTGCACCTGGGCAACCTGTTCCCACTGGTCGCAATGACCACAGGCAACCAGGCGCGAGTCTCCCGACTTGGCCCACTCCCGGATGACCCACCAGAAGAAGGGTTCCTTGGCCTGCACATCCACCGTCAGGTACCGGCAGGTGTTCTCGCCCACCGGCACTGCGGCCTCTTCCCCGGTGACGAGGGAATCTGAGATCAGCAAACGGTCCCCTTGTTCCTCCCAGGGTTCGCCAAGCTCGTTGGTGACGAAACTCTGCAAGCCTTCAGGCGAGAGCTTCGCCTGGAGGAACTTCACCGCCAGGGCGCCGAAGGTCGTCTGCACCGCGTTGGCATACAGGCTCGAGATGTGCCAACTGCGCTTCGAAGTGATGTGCGGATAGGTCGCCACCCACTTCCCGTCCCGGATCATCGTCGTCTTGTGCTCGGTCCGGATCTGCCCCTTGCAATGCGGACACGCGAGATGGGCGGTGGAGAAAACCCGATCCAGGTCCCAGGAGCCGTCAGGACGCTTGGCCGCCGGATCCCACGTCATGAAGGCCTCACGGTCCGTCAGGGGAAGGAGTGTGAACTGTTTCGACCAGGCGAAGATCACGTCCTTGCGGCAGTGCGGACACGGGACCTCGTACCGGCGCATATCGCCAGACATGAAGAGTTGCCAGATCCGCCCGTCGATGGTCGTCGGCGTCGACGTGAACCAGTGCTGGTAGTTGGCGAAGGACTTGGTCCGAGCCAGGGCCAGGCTGACCGCGTCACCTTCCTTCTCGGTGGATTCAGCGAACTTGTCCACCTCGTCACAGAGCAGGACCCGGATTGGCCGTGAAGCGAGGTTCGCCGGCGAATTGGAACCCACCCAGTTCACCGTCGAACCGCCCAGGATCTGCTGGCCGGTCTTGAAACTATGCCGCGCCGACCCGCTCGGGATCATCCTCTCCAAGCTCGGCGTCGCCCGCAGGATCGGCTCCCACCTGGTCTCGCTGACCGACCGGGCGAGGACGTCGTTCGGGTAAACGGCCAGCACCGGCGAGGCGTTGTTTGCCACCACCCACGCCAGGCCTACGAGGAGGCTCGTGCTCTTCCCGGCCTGGCTCGCCGAGACCACGGTGCAGTCATGCACCCCGTACGCCCCGAAGGTGTCAATGATCTCCCGGCAGAACTCCCGGCCTGCCAGGCGAAACCTTCCGGGCGACGGCCCGGGTGGCGGAAGGATGACCTGAGATTCGGCCCACTCCGAAACGGAGAGCTTCGGCGGCGGGCGCAGGACGCCAGCGGTCCATTCAGCGAGCGCGGCCCATTTCTCCTGGTCGAGTACCTGGTCGGGCATGTTTGCGGGTCGGGATGAAACTGGCCGTCTGTTCCGAAGCTGCCGTCAGGATGGTGTGCACCGCGTCATCGATGACCCGGGCCGCGAGAACCGGATCAGCCGGATTCACACGCGGGGCCAGGTTGGCGCCCAGCTCGGACAACTGGACCCGGAGGGCACCGAGGATGCGGCCGAAATACTCCCGGACTTCGTCCATGTCACAGAGCTTCCTCGATTCGCGATCAGCCTGAAGACGCAGGACCCGCGACCGTTGCTCGATCTCATCGAGCTTCGCCAAACGCAGAAGATCAACCGGCCGTCTCTTCTTCACTCGAAATCATTGAAGTTAAGGCACATGGAAATTTACCGCCCGGCGCGCGACCG